CGTGGAAACTCCGGAAGGGGGATTCGTTGAAGGCTTTTCCACCAACCACGCCGGCAAGGCGGAAGGCTGGCACGGGCGCGTGACGGACGAATTCAAGGATGAACGAAAGGAGCAGGAAGAGGAAGACCCCCGCAGCGAGAAGAAAGCCCGCCTGTTTGACGCTGACGAGTTCACCGGGGATGACCCTTCTTCCCCCGTGTTTTTCGTGGTGGACGAAGCAAAGACAGTGCCGGATGAAATCTTTGACGCCATTGAACGCTGTACGCTTCAGTTCTGCATCTACCTATCTTCCCCAGGCAAGCCCTCCGGCCAGTTCTACCGTTGTTTCCACGAGGAAAAAGACCTCTTCTGCCCGATGGTCGTGACGGCCTTTGACTGCCCCCATATCTCCCAGGAGCGCATTGACCGCATTCTGGCCCGCGTAGGAGGCAATGAGGATGATCCCTACTACCGTTCCGTTGTGCTAGCAGAATTCACGCTGGAAGGGGACTTGTACATTATTGACCCTGGAAAACTGGAATGGGGCCAGCGGCAACCCTATGAACCCCGCAGGGGGCGTCCTGTGGCTTTCCTGGACATTGCCGCGGGCGGAGATGAAACAGTCCTCGCCATCTGCGACGGGAACGAAGCTTGGATCGAGTACGCGGAACGTCAGCGGGACACGGTGCAGAGTGTCCGCAAGTGCATTGCCACCCTCAAAGGGCTGGGCATTGCGGATTGTGATTTATGGGTGGATGCTCCGGGCATGGGCCTTGCCGTCATTAACGATTTTCATGAAATGGGATGGTATCCCAATGAATTTTTTGGCAATGCCCAGCCGAAGTGCAAAGACCGCTATATCAACCTTGCCGCAGAATGTTGGAATGACGCTGGGCTGGAACTCATGACGGGGAGGGTACATATCAGGGCAAAACATGCCGATAAGGTGTTGTTCGAGCAATTGACCACTAGATACAAAGAATACGCTGACGATTCAAAGGTACGAAATGAGAAAAAAGAGAAGATGAAGGCTCGCGGTGTTCGTTCGCCTGACCGAGCAGACGCCTTGCTGGGGGCTATATGGGCTTCCATACGTGGGTTTACAGGAGTCTGGACGGAAGAAACGGAGGTTTACACGCCTCCGGGCTCGGAAGATTGGTATCATGACTCATGGACAGAAGGTCCCGTCTCCTGCGAAATCTGAAACTCATATCCAGTCCCAGCTATTTACGGATTTGAGGATTGCCGCATCATGTCCGTATGAGGCAAGCGGCTCACTACGATTTACACACAACCGAGGGACTGGCACAGGTGCAGCACCTGCGCTTTGTGCTGCCCTCCGGCGAGGTAGACACGCAGTTCAACGGCATGACCATCCGGGGCGGCGTCCTTGATGACGGCATCCGGGAAATACCCGGCTCCGAGATCATTGACGGGAGATGCGCCTTGCAGCTTCCCCGGCTCGCGGCTGGCTGCCATCGGTATGATGTCCTTGTCTCCGGCGACGGGACAGACAAGCCCCTTCTGGCTGGTGTCATTCATGTGGCTCCCCGCGTCACTCCCGTGGACGTGGATGACAACGCCCCTGCGGACTATCTCGACATCGTGATTCCGGAGGACGAAGGCGGCACCATTACCGTTATTTCCGAATCCCCTGCATGGGTAGACGATGCCGTGGAGGAATCCCTTCAGCAGCGCGGCATGTACGTCACTCCGGTTAGCGGCACGGCATCCATGTCTCCACCCGGCTACGACCAAGACCAGACCGTGGAGTGGTCATGGGCGCGGTTTAGGTTTGGGGACGACATGCTCGGCGGTTATCGCGGCAGCGTCTGCAAGGTGCGCGACGTAGGCATGTGGGCGGTCCTCGGCACGACGGACACCACACCGCGCTGGCTGGACATCTGGCGGCGTGCTCCGGGCGAGGACTGGGTACTGGCGGCACGATCCAGCCAAGCCGTTGCGGCCCGTACCGATGTGGACCTGTACATGTGGGGGATGATTGGCGATACGGAGATGGTGATCGGGGACGAGGTGGCGCTGCATGTCTATGGCGGCACGCCGGAGGCACCGGTGGAGCTGCCCCTGTCCATCGCCCGCCAGATGGTGACGGCTGCCGATGGGCGCGGCATAGCGTCTGCGCTGGACGGGCCGATTACCGATACCACCGTCATGCCCGCAGTGATGTTGTCCTGCACTTATCAGGACGGCGTCAGCGTAGGAGGAGTTAATCTGGCCACCCGTGCCGAGGTGCAGCGACTGACGGATTATACCGGCAATGTCGGCAAGCAGGTCTATCAGGATGCCCGCGCATCCGAGGCGGCCAGGGACACGGCACAGGAGATTGCCGAGGGCTTGTCCATCACTGTGGGCACGGTCACAACGGGAGCGCCGGGCAGCCAGGCAACCGCCACCCTGACACCCGGCAGCACGCCGGGGGCGTGGCGGATGGACATGACCATACCGAGGGGAGACGTGGGAACCGTGGACACAGCCCAGGCTTACACCTGGACACAGCCCCAAACCTATGACGCCATGATCAACGCCAATGGAGGCATCAATATCCCGCTTACCGTGGGAGCGCAAACAGGCACGGCAGCCGTGAACCGCCTGTATGCCGCAGGAATGGCCGGAGTGACGGACATTTATACCCAGCATGTCTACCTGAACACGGGCGCTATTACGGCGACAGGTACGGCATCTACTAAAATTCTGATACCTGGACAGTACGCGCAGACAAACGTCCCGGCCAATACGCACAGTACTGTTATACATACTTTCACGGGGCCGCACGGCCAATGGAATTATTCCAGTTTTGCCGGGTTTTCTATCCCCTATCAATTAACGGCGGCTGGCAAAATCACCGTAGATATTGGGCGCGGGAGCAAGACGACGCGGCAAGATTTATCCCTGGACTCATACAGCATCATTCCTGGCAATAATCTGGCGTACAATACCGGGGAGATACTGGATATTACGTTTGATAATGTGCGCGATACGGCCCGCAATGGCTATGTGATCCGCGTCCGTGAAATATACTGTACCGAGTCCACGCAGCTCTGGAAGGTTAAAACCACAACCAGCTTTATCCCTGCTTCCGGTAACGAGCCAATTCCTTATATAGTTAACAAGATAATCTACCAGCAATATGAGCCACGCTCCTACATTGCGGGGGATTATGGCGACGCTTACGGCGCATTGTATCTCTTGACCGGAAGCGGCAGCAATCAGCAACTCTGGAAGATTGCTACGGTCCGCGGCGTTACAACCTTTGAGACGGGGACGGGGTTTAACCGCATCGTGTCAGACGTGCCGGGGATTGCAGGCGATACCGTTGCGCTCCTTGTCGGGTCTGCGGAGCGCACCAACTACCAACCGGGCAATGTCAACCCGGTTTACTATGCCCTGGCCGCAATAGCCGGAAATGCCATTGAAACCGAAGAAACGACTGATTTTGAAGATATTAACGCCCCGATTGAGTCATGAACAACGCAGAAATACAGATACAATTCCCACGGCCCGGCGATTGGCAGGAATTCGCCTTGACGGCCATCTACCGGGACGCGGAGGGGTACACCCGTACCGACAGCTACACTGCGCGAGAGATACCAGCGGACCAGGCCCCGGCCATGCAGGCTGTAGTTGCCGCGCTGGTGGGACTGGCGGAACCGTGGAAAGCCTCCCAGGTGTGGGCGCGGCTGGAGGATTTCATCAATTTTGACCGGCGCCCTGACGAGCCCACATCTGTTGAGAGCGTCTGGCTGACCGTCGAGGCCGTCAACCCTCAGGGCGGACGCCGGACGTTCACCGCCACGGACTACCCGGATTTCATCATTCTGGACCCTGCCGCCATCGTATTCTTTAAACATTTCACCACCAATAAATAACAAATATGAACGTAAATAAAAACGACATTGAAAAGGCCCAGCAGGCGGCATCTGCCCGCTGGGGGAATTGGGTCAAGTACGTCATCGGCGCCATCATCGGCGCTCTGGCCGCTGCTGGCTACATCACCGTAACCGGCTGCGGGCATAACGTGGACATTACCCCGGACCGCACCGAGGTCTGCAAGGACGGTTCCTGCCTGATCATCGAGCAGGGCCACCTGTCCTACAGCCAGGCCCAGCCCAAGACGGAGGTTCCGCCCGTAGTTCAAGCTACCAAGAAATAAGACCATGTGTGATTTTGTAGACAAGCGGCTGGAAACCATCCGCAAGTACAAGGACATCATCATGATGTTCGGCGGGGCTGGGGCTGCCGTCTGCATCTACATGGACTTCAGGACGGTGGTCCAGGAACAAGCGGAAACTTCGGCCAAGACTGCTGAAATACTCCGCACAATGGACCTCCGCCTTTCCAACCTTGAACACCAGACCAATAAATAATATGCCTAACAATTTATACACCAATTCAGGACTCTCTTTTTCGGATGCTCTCCACGCTTTGAAAAATGGCAAGGGAGCCAGATTGCCGAAATGGTCCCCGGATGTAGTCATCCGCGCCCAGTTCCCGGACGAGCACAGCAAGATGACAGCTCCCTATCTGTACGTGGAATCCCGTTTCGGGCGGGTGCCGTGGAAGGAGACGTTTATCGAACTGTTTTCCGAAGAATGGGAGATTGTCGACTGAACTGTAAAGTTTTTCTTACAAGTTCTAACCAGTTCTAATCAAAACAAGTTATAACTATGAATAACACTGAAAGAAACATGGCTGCGGCCATCCTCCGCTTTGAAGACAGCCGTGTGACCGGTCCGGCCTCCCTGCGCGTCTCCCGTCTCCCTGCTGCCGACAAGGGCGGGAAATGGGAGATTTGCGGCATTTGCGATGGCATTGAACCCGCCGTATTCAACCGCCTCAAGTCCCTGCTGGACGCCGGAAAGCGGGAAGAAGCCTGGGAGGGCTGTCTTCAGTACGTCCTGGACAATACCGCCGCGGTCCGCGCCTGGATTGGTTCTGACGCCCATCCGGGCATTGAGTTCTTCCTCCGGGACCACTATTTCAATTCCGGCAGCAAGAACACCGGGAAGATATTGCAGCGCGTCCTCGACAAACATCATTCCGGCCTCACTGTGGATGGCATCATTGGCCCCATGTCCAAGGCATTTCTGCATAATTCCCTATCGCGTGGTAATGATGCAGCATTCCTTGATGACCTCCGGGAACAGCGAGCAGCCTTCTACCGCTCCTGCAAGCAGTTCCCGACCTTCGGGCGCGGCTGGCTGCGCCGCTGTGACGACGCCTACAGCGTTGCCCGTTCCCTCGTTTAATCCTTCTCCCCACTTATCCGTCCCATGAGTAAGAAGCCCCGCAGCCAAAAGGCCGCCAAGACAACCAAGGCCGCTGACATTGAGATTTTCGAGGACCGCTCCCCGCAGGAACGCGGCTATCTCGGCATCTATGAGACCATCACGCCCAAGGTGCTGAAAAATGCCCGTGAAAGCGTCCAGACGGGCAACATGCTCGATCTGGAACGCGTGTTCCGCTCGATGAAAATCGAATGGCCGCGGCTGCGGGGCAACTTGCGGAAGCTCCGGGAAAACGTGCAGGAATTGGAGCTTGCCGTAACCCCGTGGGCGGAAAAGGGAAAGAAGCCGACTCCGGAAGCCATCAAGCACGCGAATCTTGTTGAATCCGCCTTGTACCGCTGCCGGCTGGAACAGGGGAAGTGGGAACTGGATTTGAATGGACTGATCGGAGCCTTGGCGGAAGCGCCGGAACGCGGGGTGGGCGTGCTGGAAATCATGTGGGAACCCGGCAAGATACGGTCTCCCCGCGCATATTGCCCCATTCCGTCCACGTTTTTCAAATGGTCCAGCTATCCGGCGCAGATTGACCGCCTTGTCCTGTGTCCGGATGGAGTAGGGAACAGCCCCGAAATGGAATTCCCGCCTGATAAATTCATTGCCGCCATCAACTGCGACGGGCTTGACCACCCCATGTACGGAGCAAACATGCTCGCCCTGGTGGGATGGTTCGGGGCTGCCAAGTTCGGCCTCTCCTGGTTCATGCAATTCTGCCAGATATTCGGTTCCCCTCTTCGTCATGGCAGGGCATCGGGAACGGTGGCCCAGCGGAAGCTATTTGACCAGATGATTAAATTCGGGCAAACCGGTATCCTGGTGACTGACCCGGAAGCACAGGTTGACTTCGTCGACGCCGTCAAGGGAGGGACACAGCTTCCGCACCTGGACATGCTCCGCGAGTCCAATAATGCTTGTGACATCCTGATTTTAGGGCAAACCCTGACCAGCGACGTTTCCAGCAAGGGCGGCAACCGTGCGTTGGGAGAAGTGCATGAAGCCACGGAAAACAAGGTCGTGCTGGCCCGCGGCAAATATGTTGCCGGCATCCTCAACCAGCAGCTTGTTCCGGCCATTCTCCGGCTCAACATGGGCCGCCTTCCGGAACACCTGCCGATCATCTCTTTCAAGGACCCGTCCTCCGGCATGAGCGAAGCAAAACTTGGCTGGGTGGAAAGGGCAACCAAGCTTGTTCCCGTCGCAAAGGAACAGGTTTACGACTGGCTGGATATTCCCATGCCCGAAGAAGGCGCGGAGCTCTATCAGCCACCATCGTTTGGAGACGACCCGGAAACGGGAGAGATGGATGACCTGGACCGGGAATCCCTGGTGCATGCAGCGCGTAAAAAAAAACGCTGAAGCACATTGACGAGGTCAACCGGATTGCCGCGCGCATCGGGCGTCAGACGGACCAGGCAGCCCATGAACTGACCTCCGGCCTTGCCGGATTCATAGAAAACCTTATCGCCGCCGTCGAGGCCGGGGAAGACCTGGAAACGGTCATCCGGTCTGCCCGTGAGCAGGTGCCGGACCTGTGGGACCAGATAGACACCTCCAAATTGGAAGACCGGCTTGTCAGGATCCAGCACGCCGCGCTGGAAGCCGGCTGGAACTCCATGCGCGAGCCGGAAACCGCCAATGTGGAAGGATGACGGGCCATGAACATTGAAATTGAAATGAGCGGCTTTGACGCCGTGCTGAATGAGGCCATGAAAATCGTTGCCCCGGAAACGCTGGAAGCCGCGAACCGGGAAAGCGGGGAATACCTGCGGGACTATCTGGCGTCCTGGTACGACAACAAGGGGCGGGAACACTGGGTCAACAACTCACTTCCTACACACGGCCCGGGCCGCATGTCGACAGGCTGGTTCTCCAACATTGCGCGCAAATGGTTCCTTTCCTCTGCGGACGCTTCCGGAGCGGTCATCACAAACCCTGACGAGGACGGCTCCCTGCGGCACAAAATCAGGGGAGGGACGATCACGGCCAAAAATGCCGGGGCACTGACCATTCCCCTTGTTCCGGAGGCCCACGGGCGCCGGGCGGCTGATTATCGCTCTGAAATCGGGGAATTGTTCACCATCCCCAACAAAAGCGCCCTGTTTGAGGCCGTGGAAGGCGGCGGGGTGCGTGCGGTGTACGCCCTGCGCCAATCCATCACACAGGACCCGTGGCCGGACGCCATCCCGGCCAGCGAAGAATTGGCCGCGGCCTATGGCATCAAGCTCATGGACGTTCTGGCGGCCTCCCTGGATGCCTGAAATCCATATCCAGCCCCGACTATTTACGCAATCGCGTTTCATGCCATGCTTGGGGCATGGATTTTGAGTTTAACGTCCCTCTTGCGTTCAGTGGTGATTCTCCGGCACGCATTGTATACATGCCGGAGGGCGTGCATTATATCAATGCATCCGTTGGCGGGCGGCAGAAGGTGATTGTAGACCGCTCCTGTCTGGCCCCCTTGAAACGTGACCTAGCCTTAAAGCTGGCAAAAAACGTCCGTCCTGTCTGTCTGTTTGATCATAAAATGGGGCCAGCCTCCTTTCTTCCGTCCGACTTTGACTATTTGGACGGGGTCGGGCCAATTCTGGTGGGCGAATGGACATTGAGCGGCAAGAATGCCAAGGAGGGAAAAGACTACGGCTATTTTTCACCGGCGTTCAGGCTTGACCTCAACACTTGCAAACCCGTGGGGCTGGAGCCGGATGACATTGAGGTGGGCTCCCTGGTCAATGACCCGGCCTTTGAAAACATTGCCCGCATTGCGGCCAGCAAGGCCAAGCTTGAGAATTTCACGGTCCTTGGACCGGATACCCCCTTGAATAGCGACGGAGAGGATACCGACGCCGTTCATAACCAAACAAACAACACAAATACAACAATGTACGAACTACTGGTTAAATGCGGCGTCCTCACCAAAGAGGAAGCCGCATCTGATAAGGCCGGCAAGATCGCGGAGGATAAAATCAACGACCTGAAGAAAAAATCCGAAGGAGGCGAGAAGTCCAAAGCGGAACTTGAAGCGGCCAAAAAGGAGGCGGAGGACGCCAAAAAGGAAGCGGCCACCTGCAAGGCGGCCAAGGCCAAGCTGGACGACACCGAAGCCAAACTGAAAGCCGCGGAAGAGGAACTTGCCGAGGTGAAAGCATCCAAGGCGGCTCTCATTGACGCGGAAATTGAAGCCGCCATCAAGGCCGGCAAGATTGCCCCGGAAAACGAAGAAGCCAAGGAAGCGCTCAAGACCGCCCTGACTGCCAATATCAAGGCCGGCAAGGCTTTGATTGACACGATGAAGCCGGACCCCGCGTTTGCGACGGTGGTCGCCAACAAGGGTAAAGGCGGAAGCGGCGGCGAAGAACTCACTGGACGTGACCGCATCATTGAAAACATCAACAAGGAAAAGAACTAAGCCATGGCTTTTTTGACTCTACTGGACATCCAGAAACGCAACGGTTCGGCATCCGACATCGGATTGATCGAAGAAGTGGGTCTTTCCGCTCCTGAAGTAACGCAGCTTGCTTCCGTGGTGGGTTCCAAGACCATGATCAAGACGTTTGTACGCACCGGCGTACCCCGTGCCCGGTTCCGTCCGGCCAATGCTCCCATTGGCTATACGTCCTGCACCTACGAAGCAAGGAATGTGGAATTGTTCCCCGTTTCCTCCATCGTTTTTGTAGATACTATTACCTTGGCAAGCTCTGATGATGGAGAAGCCGCCGTACTGGCCGACGAAGCTTCCGGGATTACGGAGGGCGTTTTGCTTTCTTTGGGCGCTCAAGGTTTTTACGGAACGCAAATCGACGAGAACGGCTTCCCCGGGCTTCCCGACTTCATTGACGATACGATGATCGTAAGCGCGGACAGCTCCAAAGCTGCCGACAGTTACGACGGAACGTCCGTCTTTGCCGTCATTGAAGGTCCCAAGGGCGTGCACTGGCGCTGGGGCCGCGACCGGGGAATCAGCCTCGGGCCGTTCAAGGATACGTACATTCCCGGCAAGGACCCGGAAACGGGAGAGCAGGGAGCCATTCCCGGCAAGGCTGCCGATTTGACCGCCTTTGTTGCGCTGGTCAACAACTCCAAGCTGTCTGCCGCACGCCTGAAGAATATCGGAACTGCGGAAGGAACGACTCTGGATGACGACAAGCTGGCGGAATTGCTGGCCTTGTTCCCGGCTGGCGCCCGTGTGACGAAGTTCATCATGAACCGTATGGCCCTGGAACAGCTTCGCAAGAGCCGAAATGTGGTGAGTGTTTCTGTCAACGGAAGCAAGGCGGGCGGGGATTCCTCTGGCTCCGCTCCGATTCCGACGCATGCCCACGGCATCCCGATCTTGGTGACGGATTCCATCGTCAACAACGAAAGCGACCTGACTTCCATCACGGGCATTTCCCACTGGGGCAAGCACGCGCCGAAGAAGGTTGCCAACAAGAAGAACAAATAAAACAGAGAAAGGAACCTTAAACAGTGAATCCTATTAGACACACCCGCAAGGACGAATTGCTGACGGCCCGGATGAACATGCCGGGCACAGGCAAGGCGGTCTATTCCGAAGTTTTGGATGCGGGGCAGACGGGCGGCATTGATGAAATGGCGATCGTCATCGAGCACGAAGACCTTCCGGCCCTGGCTGCCGGAAAGAAAATCACGCTGACTTTGGAAGCATCCGAGGATGGCGAAAGCTGGGCCGAGGTGCCGGGGTTCTCCCTGGCTCCCACGGCGGGAGAAGCGGCGGGCGCTCTTGCGAACAGCATTTCCGGACGTGTCCCCTACGACATGGGACGCTACATCCGGCTCAAGGCCGTTGCGGACGCTTCCAGCGGCGACAACACCGCCGCCAATTGTGAACTCTCCATCCGTGTGTAAACGTCATGGCGCTGGTCCAAATCACGGAAAACACCCTGCGGGCCTTCCTTGCGGACGCCGAAATCACGGCGTTTGATTCGGCAGGTGCAGAGGGTGATTCCCCGGAACGGGCCGGCGCCCTGATCAGAACGACGTGCAACCTTGTTGCCGGCATCGTCAACGCCTCCGGAAAATACCCTGTCCTGGAAACAGGGCAGGGGAAGGTTCCGGAGGAACTGGAACACCCGACGCTTGTCTGGATACGTCACTCCATGCTGGCCGATCTGCCTGACATGGGAGACCTGGAAGGGTCCCCCCGTGCCAAGCAGTACAGCACGGCCAGCGAGATTTTCCGGGCCGTCCGGCAGGGTAAATTCTACCTTGCCCCCTATGACTCGGAAAGCAGCGGCGTTGAGGTGTTCGGTTCCGGGGAACCCTATCAAAACTGGTGCGAACTATGAGCGCTCTACCTGCAAGCCCGCGCATCGCCATCGGGGAAAAAATCTATCAGAAGATCGTTTCCCTGTGCGCCCATTACAACGGGGGGGAAGACCCCGGTATCGTCATGCGCGGCTGGGATGCAAGCCTGAAAGCCCTGATTGATCAGAAGCTTTCCAAGCTGGGAATTTGCGTGCTGGTGTGCGCCCCGAAGCGCAAGCCCCTTCAGGAGCACGGCGGCACAAACGCCGCCATCCTGACAACCAAAATCGTCATTGAAAGCAACCCCGTCCTGAAAAAGTCCGATGCGACCGCCGTGCTCGGCTGGGATGCGGACGATCTGGCCGATTTGCTCGCCATCGGGCTTGAAGGGCACCGGGAATTCAACTGGCTACCCAGCATGAAGCTCAAGGTGACAAGCACGGAGTCAAGTCGGGTACAGATGACCAACAAGGCCGTTACGATCACCGTTGAACAAACAGCAATATTGAAACATGGCAACTAAAACCACCACCCCCGCGGCCCAGGAGGCCGCCCCTACTCCGGCGCCCCGCATCGTCAAATGCCGGGTTGTCGTCAACAAGCTGGAACTCCCTCACGGCATTGCCGCGCGGGGAAGAATCGTCCACATCCCTGAAGACGTGTTTGAACAGCACAAGAAAGACGGGAACGTGACCCTTATTGACTACGTAAGAAACTAAATATCATGTCAGAACTATACAACAAGGAAATGCTTGTCGGTACGTTTCTCGACCTGTGCCCGTTTGGAACGACGGTCACGAGCGGAGAAAGCACCGATACCGTTGACGAGCATTTCAAGCCGGCGAAGGATTCCGACGCCTGGATGGTCGCCAACGAAGTGATCGACTACAAAATCACGCCGACCACCGAAGACGACGCCCGCACGGTGTTTTCCCGCGATACGACCTCGTATGTGACGCGGAAGAACACCAAGGTGACGGGCAACACCATCGAAATCAACTCGACGGAAATCAACCCGGTCTGCTGGCAGGTCATCTATCAGTGCGACAAGCTGGAAGCCGGGAAGGAAGTGCAGCCTTTTTCCCGCAACATCTACGGGCAAAAGGTATGGGCGCGCCTCACCAAGTACCAGGAAGACAAGAAGGAAATCATGGTCCTGGAAGTGGCGGCGCTGCTCAAGGTGGAACTCCCCACGGAAAACAACAAGCTGCTCACGCCGAAACTGACGCTTGAGGTTATTCCTTCCTCCCTGAATTCCCTGACGCCCACCGAAGAAATCGCTTTCCCGGCTCCTGCCGGGGCATGACACGCGGGCCGCCCCTCTGGTTCTTTGCATGGGGAGGGGCGGCCCGTATTTCCCTTTACCGTTTTTGAGACATGGAAACGACTGTTTCTCCTTTTTCCGTTACTTTTGACGGGCGCCCCGTCGTCCGCGCCGGGGAATGCCTGCTCGATGCCCTGCCGGAACACGCTTTCCCGGTCCAGTTCGGCACCTCGGCAACTCCCATCATCAACAGTCCGTTTCCCCGCCTGGATGCCTTCGGCAACATTTCCATGTCCTTCTCCATCTCCACCGTCCGGGAATGTGATTCCCACATGGACGCGTGGAGGAGCTTTTATGAATGGCTCCGCGACTGGAAGACGGCGGGGAAGGGAACCCTGACTTGGGCCGACTGCATCGGTTCCCATGAGCAGCGGTTCGAGGCCATCGTCGCCGACGCGGAACCCAAAGTGACAGGGCTGTATTTCATCGTCTCCTACAACTTCACTCTTGGCAAACCCCTATGAAAACCCTTGACGTTTCCAGCAGCGAATTCCTGGACATCGCCGAAAGCCCCGCCTACAGCCGGCTTTCCTTCGGGGGCGCCTCCGTCTCCTTCCGCGTCCCCGTAGACCGCTTTTCTTCCTGTCCCTATGAAGAGGGAGAAATTGTCAAAGTCGTGTGGCGTGGGAAAACCCTGCTCATTGGTCCGGTCATCAACCCGGAGCACTCCCTGGACGGTACTTCCGAAAGCTGGGACATCAAGATTCATGATTTCTGGTGGAATCTCGCCAACATCCAATATTTCAGCGATGGGCGCTCCCGCGGAATCTTTGCCTCGTACAAATACGGCACGGACGGGAGCCAGGTCAAACAGGCCACGGCCAAAATCAAGGACGCCCTGGCCGGCATCCTGGACCACGCCATCAAAACGGCCCTGGTTCCGATCAAGTACGACCTCCGGATTGACCAGGAGGCGGAACTGATACCCTTTGCCTACTCTTCCGAGACTTACGCTTCCCTCCTGATTCAAATTCAAAAATGGCGCCCCAACATGGCCGCATGGTTTGAGTATGGGGCTGGCGACGCTGTCACGCTGGTCATTGCCGATCATGCCAACCTGCCGGACGTGGTGCTTGACCTGTCCGCCGTGGACGTGAGCACCCTTTCCCTCAAGGCGCGGCCCGACCTGGTGCCCCCTGCCGTAGGGCTGACCTGCAACGCCTCCATTGGCACCAATGTGCAACGAGCCGTGGCCGTCTACCCTCCGGGGGCGTCCCTGTCCCAGCCTTATGTGGTCACTGCGGAGGTGGATGTGCCGGGCGGGCTCAATGTGTCGGATGCCTCCGGCCAGCACGAGCCCGTGGAAACTGGGACGCTGGGCTATGACGCTCCCCGGATGACCGTCAGGGGTGACAAATTCCCCGCGGCAAAAGCTCAATGGCTGGCCCGCGTCAAACGCTGGGTGCCGGCCCTGGCGGACTGCGCCAACCTGGAAGTTGCCAACCTCCCGACAGTGGTACCTATCACGCCCGCGGACGCAGAGCACCGGGGCTATGACCGCAACGCCATTTCCCATGAACTTATAGGCGGCCAAATCAACGGCAAGAGCTCAAAAATCAAGTGGGGCAAGGTCAAGGTTGATGTCCGGCTGCGCGCCACGGATCCGCCCGCCACGGCTAAGCAGTATTTTCCGGAATTTGCCGGGCGCACGGACGGCGGCGACCGCTGGATAGGGCTGATCCCGTTTGAGGTGACGACGACCAACGTCGCCCATGCCCGGTACCTGATGGACGACAAGGGAACGGAGGAATACCTGGATAACGGGGACGGTCCGGTTGACCCCGGCAACCCGGGAGACGATGGAGACTACAATTCCGCAGCCCTGTACGTCAAATTTACGGAGAGTATCTACAAGGCGACCCGCATCATGCCCTATGACGGCTCCGCGACTGTGCACGACGACTTTGACCAGGTTTGCGGGGGGCGCCTCTCCATCACGGGAGGGCTGCGCGAGTGGGAAACCATGCGTTCCGTCATCCAGGAAATTACCCTCGACCTCAAGACGGGAGCGTCTGATGTTACGGTGGGTGCCGCGGAACAGCTTTCCTTGCAAGACTCCATCGACAAGAGCAAGCAGCTCGCCGATGCCCTCCGCAACACCTCCCAGGCGTCCGCTTCCACGTCTTCCGGCGACGGTTCCGCGGGCGGCGTGGGACCGGGCGGCGGCGGGACCATCCCCAGCCCGGACATGGACGACAAAAAGCCGGAGCTCCCCAGCGTGGGGCCGTCCGTCAAGATCGGACAAGCCCAGGAGTCCCCGGCCATGGGGACAAGCGCCGTTGAAGTCGGCTTCCAGTGCCGGCTTGCCTACGATGATGCCGGGAAGGTGGATGAAGCCTACATCCGGCAGGGGAAAGCCATGTATGCCGGCAACTACATCGGGGGCATACTGCCGGAGGGCGCCGGTTCCGGCGGCTGGGTAAAAAGCCCCACCACCTCCGGGGAAGTCTGGCTGAAGGTGCAGTTGGATAAAGACGCCAAATACATGGGTTCCTATCTTTCTGCAGTCGGCGGGGTTACCGATCCTGTGAAGCTGGGGGAAGAGGACCGCCAGACTCCTTATGAATATTTTTTCCACCTTGCCACCATCGACGGCGACAAGGTTGTGCAGCATCAGACGGGAACGGTGTATTTACAGTACGATCCCGGAACCTTCGGCCCAAGCGGTAAATCATGATCAGGATTTACATTTTCACGTATGCTGGAGACGCCCAGGAGGCCGTTGCCTGCGTCCGGTGCGCCAGAACGGCGCTTCCCGGTGCCCTTGTAACCGTGGCGGACGATTCAGCCTTTCCGGTGCCGGAAGAAGTCAGGAGGGCTTTTCTGGCTTATGGAGCGCGCTACAAAAGGACGGATTTTCCCAGGAATGGCAATCTCAACGGGCCGGAATGCGTCAGGGGCATTATTTCCACGCTGGCCGGGGACGCCGCGGATGACGACATCATCGTCAAAATTGATTCCGACACGGCGCTTTTGTCCGGCGAGTGGGTCAGGAACATGCACGGAGTCGGCCTTGACTGGTACGCATGCGGATGTGGGGCACGCCGGTTCTTCGGCCTTTGCTACGCCATGAGTGGAAAAACAGCCAGACTGGCCGGCGAGGCCCTGGAGCATGCAACCCTGCCGGAAAACGCCCCGGAAGATCTTACCATTGGACGGACGGTCATTGACCTGTGCGGTATGGAACGGGGGCATTTTGCCGCTCCCTGGACACCCATGAACCGCGCCGGGCGCTGGTCCTGGTGGAACTGGGACAGCAGCACGACGGACCCGGAGGACTACGCCCGCTCCTATGACGTGGTGAACGTCGGGAACCCCCGTCCTCCCCACATCCCCAAAAGCGCCCGCTGGGAGGTCATGCACGCCATGTGCGACGCGGTCATGAATGAAAGGAGGGGCAAGGAATGATTGCCATTATCCCTGCCAAGGGACACAGCGACGCCGTACCCCGCAAGAACATGGCGGACCTGGGCGGGATGCCCCTGTTCTGGCACTCCGTCCGCTACGCGCGGGCGGAAGGCGTGGAGCCCGTTGTCAGCACTGACGATACGGAGATCAGGGATTACGCCTTGGAGCGTGGTTGCCGAGTGGTGGATGAAGTTGTGAACGACAGCAGCATGGTTAACTGCGTCCGGCAGGTGATGGGCCAGGTAGATGCCGACCGCTACGCCCTCCTTCAGCCCACCTCTCCCCTCCGGGAACCGGGATTGCTGAACAGAATGGAACGTATGAGCGCTGCCTGCGCCTTTACGGCCCAACGCATCAAGGTGATTGGCAGGCTGGGAACGCGTCTTGTTGTTCAGGGGCGGCGGCAGGACGCCTGCGACATCCTTCTTCAGTTCGATGGCTCCATTCTCACTGGTACACGATTCATGGCGGAACAGGGCATCCTTTTTGCCCCGGATGCCGTAGCTGTGGAGCAGCGCCCTCCATTCACCGTTCAGATAGATCATTCAAGCGATCTTAACATAGCAAGAGCATTATATGAATATAGCAATAGTTGGAAATAAGCACATCGCTCACGACTGTTCCGCACGCATTGACGTGGCGGATATGGTTGTACGCATCTCTAAAATGGACCACCTGGATTCCGGGCTGGTGGGGACGAGAACGGATGCACTCTACTTGGAACCAAATTGCGTATGGTGGGGATATCCTCCCGAACGTCGCAGGCTGGATATGCTCAATACGATCCCGTCGATTTACATCAGGAATTCATGGTGGCGGCGCACTGGGGAAAAACTTATCTCGCAGGGTATTCTGCGTTGGGATCAGGTGCATGTCATCCCTCCGGAAGTGGAGAACGGACTGAAGGACTGCACGACGTTTGCAATGGCTGTCTACGATGTTCACAGGCGGTTACCGGAAGCGGTTATTTTAGGCGCGGGCGTCGACTTCGGACAGGAACGGGACCGCGTTTTCCCTTACCACGCCCATAGTGGGGAAAGTTCCTATATGGACAGCCTTGTCAAGCGAGGAGTGCTTTTCCCTATTTAATTTCAACAACTAATAAATAAACAACATGTCAGACAAAGAACTAAACATCAACATCAGGACGACCGCCGACACTTCCGGAGCCGACCAGACTGCGGAGGCCATCAACAAGACCCGGGAAGCGGCCCAGGGAGCCGGCGAAAGCGCGGACGCCATCAACCAAGTAACCGATGCCCTGAACAATGCCAAAACGGCAGCCGAGGAAACCGGCGCCGCCATGAATGAGGGCATAGGGCCGGAACAGGAAAGAGCTTTGGAAAACGCCAGGAGCAAACTTGACGAATACGCCGACGCCCTGACCGCTGCCGGTTCCCGGATGAAAGCCGCCTTTGACGACAACCCCGGACTGACCGGCTTTATCGACGAAGTAACCAACGGTGTTCTGACCTCCGAAGAATTCAGGAAGAAGCTGGAACAGGTGGATGACGTCTTTGAAGTCCTCAACGACAGGGCCTCCAACCTGGACCTTGGGGCGAAGTGGGGGGATGGCCTTGACGAAAACCTTCAGAAGATCATCGACGATTACAACAAGGAAATGGACGCCGCCGACAAGGCAGCGGACAAAGCGGAAGATGCGGAGGCCCGGAAGCAGAAAGCCGCCGCGGCTACGGTGGAACGGCTGGAAGCCGGGAACCGCCGCGCCTCTGCCACCTATGAGGAATTGCAGGCCGAACTTGAAGCCTACATTGCCAAGCTGGAAGAGGCCCGGAAGGCGGGGGACAACGTAGCCCAGGCGGATGCCCTGAAGAATATTCAGGATTTGGGAAGGCGCATCAAGACGGCA